ACAGTTTGGTGGTATCACTGGTAAGAGTGTAACTACTCCTATCGACCAACTTGACGATGAGAATCCAGCAGAGGGTATGAAAATTCAATTTGAATATGAAACTTATCCAACAGGATGCACTAAAGTCTACGCGAAAATCGTTTAATTTATTATTATAAATTATTATGATGAATAGTGAATTGACAGAAAAAAACTTTATAGTCTATGCAATGAAGGCGTACAACAACCCAAATTGCATGGACTATGATGAGTTTCAAGAAGATTTGAAGCGCATCAAATATATAAAGAGACTGTTCAAGAAATATCTTGAAACTGGTCAGTTGAGAGCAAGACTAGTGATTAATCACATTATAGTCTTAAATAATGTATTTGGTCCTGAAGCAACAAAGAAGATGCTTTTATATAAAGTAGAAACTGATATGTTGCCTTGCTTGAAAACCTTTCTAGTTTTCTTGAACTATATGAGAGATGATGAATTTGTCGATGTTGCATTAGATAATAATATAGTACAGGAACTTAGGAATCAATGAGTAAACTAGTAGACAACTTAATCGCCTTACGAATGCTTAGACTGTTTACAGTCAAGTACGAAGAGACTGATGCTTATAGACTAGGTATCATCAACGATAAGGGTGAACAACTCATTAAGATGCGTGACTTTGTTCGTAGAGAACAAGAGCAATCGTATACACTTCTACACAGATTAGTATTTCGTTTACGAGGACTTCTAGAAAAAGTGCCGTTTGTAAAGTCTAGACTTGCAAACTATGCCGCGGCACTTTTGTTAGTAAGAGAAAAAATTGTAAATGAAGAAGAGTTTTGGGAAACAGACGAGGTTCTTCTAGAAAAACTAAACGCCGCAGAATACCGACCTGGATTCTATCTAGCAGAACAACAGATAAAAAGAGCATGGGAAGATGCCGCGGCAAATGCGACAGGTCCTGCAGTGGCAGGAACGGGTGAAGATAGTGACACAGTTGTAGTCAAAAAGAAAAAGCGCAAGACTGCAGTATTTAAAGTGACGCCTGAAGTCTTTAGACGTTTTGCTAAAGGTAAGAGAAAATATGAACGCTGGAGTAAATATCTAAACACAGAAGATGAAGCAGAAGCAAGCATCTATTCATTTGCTAAGAAGAATCCAGATGGTATGATTATTCTACAGTGTGCAGATACAGGTAATCAAAAAGGTATTCGCTTCAACCCAAATGGTGGCGGCAGTTGGAGAAAGATACAACGAAAAGGTGCGTCACTGAGAGAGTTTATAGAAGAAGATGTTTAGTTCAATTAAAATTGCTATGGTTGTAGTGCTACTTGCGGGAGCAGGTGGTGCTTTTTACTATGTAAAACAATTACAGCACGATAATGAAATACTCAAAGGTAATCAAATAAAACTTGAAGAGAGTATCACAGAGCAACAAGAAGTTATTGCGATGCAAAAGAAATCTTATGAACAGATTATGGTTGCAAATGTTGAACTGACAGATAAAGTAAAAGAGTTGAATGGTGCAAAAGCAGAGTTGCAGAAGAAACTTGCAGACCATGATATTAACTATCTTGCAGTAGAGAAACCAAAATTAATAGAGCGTATTGTAAATAAAGGTACAAAGGATGTGTTAAATGATATCGAAAATCTTACTGCTGAGTAGTGTAATCTTACTATCAGGTTGTGCGTTATTTCGTGAACCTGTCAAGCAGATTGAAACAGTCAAAGTAGAAGTATCTAAACCTGCTTTGAATTTACCTAATCCAGAACCTTTAGCATTGCGAGATACTAGTTGGATTGTGGTTACAAGAGAGAATGCAGAGCAAATTTTTGAAGAACTAGAAGCACAGGGACAACCAATTGCTCTATTTGCGCTGACTGCAGATGGTTACGAAGCACTTAGTATAAATATTGCAGACATTAAAACATTTCTTGGTACACAAAAAGAAATAATAATACAGTACCGAGATTACTACGAGGGAGATACAGATGCCAAATCCGGACAAGAGAAGTAAATGGAATGGACTTCTTATTGGGTCTTTTAAGAGACCTAAAAAGTGGAGACTAGAGAAACCATTAACCTATACCGCATCATTAACCAAAGAACAAATGGAGTTGTTCTCTTCATGTAAAGTAGATGTTAAAATCTATCAAACTGGTAAAATCTCGGTGCCTCTAGGTTATGTGACAGATATGGCATCAGTACCGAGAGCATGTTGGGCATTTATTGCACCATTCGATGTAGCAAGACCTGCTGTTATACATGATATTCTATATGAAAAAATTAACGCAGTACGCGAAACAGTAACACCCTCAACATTTGAGAAATTGAGAAAAATAGCAGACGATGTATTTTTAGAAGCAATGGGAGACACTGAACCTAAAGTCGCAAGTTGGAAGAAATATTCCGCATACTATGCAGTTCGTGCATTTGGACGTTTCGCAATTAAGAGTTCGGCACCTAGAACATGGTAGACTTATTCAGTGATACTCTCTGGATATACACAAGTATAATTGGCGCACTTTTAGGTGCCGCATTTCTTGCTTGGTTTAGAGACACTAGAATGGGACTATGGGCATATGCATACTTTGATAGAATTTTAGATTATCTTGTTCATCGATGGGGATGGACATGGTTACAAGAACCAGAAGACATCTGGAGAAAAAGATATCCTCGCATCACCAAAAAAATTGATGAATTAGAGGCAAGAATAAGCGAGTTAGAGAAATGAACGAAGACTTTCGCACAGAAATTGCATTAGTTAAGAAAGATATCACTCAACTGAATAAAGTGATTGATAAACTTGACACTGCAATCGAAAAGATATCTGAAGTTGCTACTTCACTAAATCGCATGATTGCTGTTCAAGAGAGTAGAGTAGACACTCAGGAGACAGCATTGGGTCAGAACGTAGAAATTATTCACGAAAGAATAACACAGCATAGAGAAGAGGTTCAATTGGAAATAGATAAATCTCATAAGAAAATCATGGATGAACTTAAATGTCTACGAGCAGACCAACAAGAACATCATAAACAAATGAACGAAAGACTGAACAAGTTAGAACAATGGCGCTGGACTATTATTGGTGGCGCACTAGTTCTTGGATTCTTAGCATCACATTTACCGTGGAAAGAGATATTTTAACTTGACAATGTAACGCTTTTAGAGTATATTATGTACTATGTTGATGACAGACCTAGATTATATTCATTCTATATCACACAAACTACGAAACTTCAAGAAGAAGAAAGACTATCTGTATAACTTCTCTTGTCCTGTTTGTGGTGATTCCCAGAAGAAAAAGACCAAAGCAAGAGGGTACTTGTATCGTGTCAAAGACATGATGCTTTATCGTTGCCATAACTGTGGTCTATCAACTACTTTCGGTAAGTTACTTGAGCGTGTCGATAGTGACCAATATAAACGCTATGTACTCGCAAGATATAGTAACGGAGAGAGCAAGCACACAATACATGATGAACCTGAGTTTAAGACAGTAGTAATCAAGCAGACAACCCTCCTAGACACCGTTAAAACCGTTTCTAGACTATCTTCAGAGCATCCAGTGCGAAAGTACCTAAAGCAACGAAAGATACCTGATGTGTATTGGGATGAGTTGCGTTTAGTCAATAAGTTCTATACATTCGTCAACAGATTAATACCTAATAAGTTTACTAGTGTAGACCAAGACCACCCTAGACTTATCATACCTTTCTACGATAAGACTGGTAAACTGACAGGGTTCCAAGGTCGAGCATTCGGTAAAGAGAAACCGAAGTACATTACTATCATGCTAGATGAGACTGCACCTAAACTTTATGGATTAGATAAAGTCAATTTTACCGAAAAGGTCTACGTTGTAGAGGGTCCTATAGATTCCATGTTTATAGATAATAGTATTGCTATGGCGGGCGCAGACGCGACTAAGTTACCTAGCAATGGTGACTATGTATTTGTGTATGATAATGAACCACGCAATCCTGAGATTGTAAAGCGTATGCAGAAACATATCAACAATGGTGATGCAGTTGTGGTATGGCCTGATAACATTGGCGAAAAAGATATTAATGATATGATAATTGCTGGAAAAAGCAAGTCAGAGATAATTGAGATTATAAGTAAAAGCACACATAAAAATCTAAGTGCAAAGATGAGGTTTACGGAATGGAAGAAGTGCGAATAGACGATTATAGAATAGATATTGTAGATGACTTTATGCTACCTAATGAGTTAGTTGAATTGAGAAAAGACCTCAATCACTTTGACTGGAACGCATTTGAAACTGACATATACAAACAACAACGAGTTTTGTCTGGCATGATAGCAGACTTACCTGACAAGTGGAGAAATATGCTTGATGATAGAATTGTAAATCAAGCAAAAGAAATTGTTGATAAAGAGTATAGTATATTCAGAGGTTATCTGAATGCATGGAAATGTGATGATGTGAGTTTACCTCACCATGATGGCAATCATACAACATGCATAATATATTGCAATCGTGATTATAATGTAACATATGGTGGTGAAACTATATTTTATGATAATAGCGAAGATGTGATTGGTGCAGTCTCACCTAAACCAGGTCGAGCAGTGTTCTTCAATGGTTGGATGCTACACAAAGCAGGTTCTTTCAATCGCTTGTATCAGCATGATTATCGATATACACTTGCTTATAAATTAACAGTTGATGGCGATGAAGAGTATGCAATAAAGCATGGCGCAGAACTCGCTGAAAGTTACGGAGAATAGATTATGTCAATACTTCAACATGCAATAGAAGCAGACCATATGTATGATAAAACAAGAGCAGAACCAGAACTGTGTTTTTATGATAACATGATAACTCAGATGGATACTGAATTAATTGACTTATACGAGAAGTCTGATGAAGAAATTATAGATATATGTAAACAAGTTTTACAAGAAGTCTGTACTAACAACCCAGAGATGCGTAGATATATGAACTCAGTTATTTTATATCCATCTGTACACACATATACTTACGATGATTATCCCTTACCATTTCATGCACCTGAAGATGGATATGTAGTTAGTGTTTGTTTTGCTAAAGCATGGTCGAAAAATTGGGGCGGTGAATATATTACATTTCATGATACTGAACCAGAGGATGTGGTCGCATCATATCCAGGTAGAATTTATGTGTCAAAAGGCACACCTTGGTGTAAGATTGCACAACCAAATATTAAAGCGAAGCATCCGTTAGTATATTTACAGTTCAGAATTAAATAAGGAGAGAACATGGTACAAGAAGATATTCATGTCGTTAAATCTGACGGCAGAAAAAGACCATTAGATATCAGAAAAATTCAGAAGATTACTCAAGAAGCATGTGAAGGTTTACACGGTGTGTCACCATCACAAGTAGAAATGAATTCTGGCATTCAATTCTATGATGGCATTGAAACGAGTGATATTCAGAAGATTTTGGTAAAGTCTGCATCAGATTTGATTTCGTTAGATGCACCTAATTACGAATACGTTGCCGCGAGATTGTTATTGTACGGGTTGCGTAAAAATGTATTTGGTGACTTTGAGTACCCGCCTTTACTTGAACATGTAAAGCACAACATTGACCGTGGTGTTTATGACAAAGAACTATTGACCTACTACAATGAAGATGAGTGGCAAGCACTTAATCATATGGTCAATCATAAGCGCGATTTAGATTTTACTTACGCTGGTCTGCAACAAGTCGTTGACAAATATCTTGTACAGGATAGAAGCAATGGTGATGTATTTGAGACACCACAATTTATGTATATTCTTATTGCCGCTACTTTGTTTGCACAGTATCCTAGAGTAACTAGAATGAACTATATTAAGAGGTATTATAATGCAATATCGACATTCAAGATTAACATCCCAACGCCAGTCATGTCGGGCATTCGTACACCGATACGCCAATTCGCTTCTTGTGTTCTTGTTGACGTTGACGATACTCTTAACTCTATTTTCAATTCTGATAGTGCTATCGGATACTATGTGTCTCAACGAGCAGGCATCGGTATCAACGCAGGACGTATCAGAGGTATTAACTCAAAGATTAGAGATGGAGAAGTTCAACATACTGGTGTTATTCCATTCTTAAAAAAGTTTGAAGCAACTGTACGATGTTGCACACAGAATGGTGTGCGCGGTGGTTCTGCTACTACACACTTTCCTATCTGGCACAAAGAGATTGAAGATATTCTAGTACTAAAAAACAACAAAGGTTCTGAAGATAATCGTGTGCGTAAACTCGACTACTCTATTCAGTTGTCGAAATTATTCTATGAAAGATTTCTAAAGAATGAAGATGTTACTCTATTCTCGCCGCACGATGTACCTGGTCTATATGAAGCATTCGGCACAGAAGAGTTTGATGAGTTATATGAGAAGTATGAGAGAGCATATAGTGTACCTAAAAAGACTATTTCTGCTAGAGACTTAATTATCAGTCTGTTAAAAGAACGTGCAGAAACAGGTCGTATCTATCTGATGAACATTGACCATTGTAATACTCATAGTTCATTCAAAGACAGAATTTATATGTCAAACTTATGTCAAGAGATTACACTACCTACTAAACCTATTCAGCATATTGATGATGACCAAGGTGAGATTGCATTGTGTATTTTATCTGCAATCAATGTTGGACAGTTAAAGAATACTGATGATTTAGAAGATTTGTGCGACTTAGCAGTTCGCTCACTTGATGAGATTATTGATTATCAGAGATATCCTGTTGTTGCGGCAGAAGTGTCAACAAAAGCAAGGCGCAGTTTAGGAGTTGGATATATAGGTCTAGCACATTACTTAGCAAGAAATAAAGTCAAGTATGATGACCCTAAAGCGTGGGAACTAGTAGATGAGTTGTCTGAGAGTTTTCAGTATTTCTTGTTGAAAGCATCAAATAAACTTGCTCAAGAAAAAGGTAAGTGCGAATACTACGATAAAACAAAGTATGCAGATGGTATTCTGCCTATCGATACTTACAAGAAAGAAATAGATGAAATATGCAACAGGAAACTAAGTCGTGATTGGGTATCTCTTAGGGCAGACATCAAAGCATATGGACTTAGGAACTCAACATTGTCCGCACAGATGCCATCAGAGAGCAGTTCCGTTGTGTCAGGAGAGACCAATGGAATCGAACCTCCGAGAGACTACTTGTCCGTTAAAAAATCAAAGAAAGGGACTCTTAAACAAATTGTTCCGCAATACTCTACGCTGAAGAGTGCTTATACATTGCTATGGGATATGCCAAGCAACGAAGGATATATCAAAGTCGTAGCAATGATGCAGAAGTATTTTGACCAAGCAATCAGTGGCAACTGGTCTTATAATCCAGAGAACTATGAAGATAATGAAGTGCCAATTTCTGTAATGGCACAAGACTTATTGACAACATACAAATATGGTTGGAAGACCTCTTACTATCAAAATACATATGATGGTAAGAAAGATGATGATGAACCAGCACATTCAATTGGATGGCATGACAATGTTGCAGAAACACAACCTGCTACACTACAGTCAAACGATGATGATGAAGCATGTGACGCATGTGCAATATAGGAGAAAGAAATGTCAAGCGTATTTAATAAGAATAAAGTAGATTTTACTAAACAAGCAATGTTCTTTGGCGAAGACCAAGGTATGCAAAGATACGATGAATTTAAGTATCCTGTCTTTGACAAACTAACGCAAAAGCAGTTGGGTTTCTTCTGGCGACCAGAAGAGATTTCATTACAGAAAGACCGTAATGACTATAACGAATTGCGTCCCGAGCAGAAGCACATCTTCACATCTAATTTGAAGTATCAGATTTTGCTTGATAGTGTGCAAGGACGAGGTCCATGTCTTGCGTTTCTACCTCACTGCTCACTGCCTGAATTAGAAGGTTGTATCATTACATGGGACTTTATGGAAACAATTCATAGTCGCAGTTACACATACATGATTAAGAACTTATACTCCGATCCAGCAGAAATCTTTGATACTGTCATTGATGACAAGCGCATCATGGAACGAGCAGATAGCATTACAAAGTGCTATGATGACTTTATGAACTATGCGAGAGAGTACGAAGTAACAGGTAAAGGTTCATCAAAAGAACTGAAGAGAAAGTTGTGGCGTGCGTTAGTGACGGTGAATATTCTAGAAGGTATTCGTTTCTATGTGTCATTTGCATGTACATTTGCATTCGGTGAGTTGAAGTTGATGGAAGGTAGTGCGAAGATTATCTCATTCATTGCGAGAGATGAAAGTCAGCATCTTGCTATCACACAGCATATCATTAAGAACTTTAAGAACTCTGAAAATGATAAAGAGATGCTTTCAGTAATCAAAGAAGAAGAAGAGTGGATGTATGAAGCATATAAAGAAGCAGTAGATGAAGAAAAAAGATGGGCGCAGTATCTATTCAAAGACGGTTCGATGATTGGACTGAACGAAAAGTTACTGTCAGATTATGTAGAATGGGTAGCAAACAAGCGTATGAAAGCAATTGGTCTAGACCCTATCTTTAGCATCAAACCAGGTGACAACCCACTACCGTGGACAATGCATTGGTTGAATAGTTCTGGACTTCAGAACGCACCTCAAGAAACTGAAATTGAATCCTATGTCATTGGAGGTATCAAGCAAGATGTATCAGATGATACATTTAAAGATTTCAAATTGTAGGAGTTCTTATGAGAGGGAAGACATATTTTTGTACTCATTGTGATGCCGAGTTTAAGATATCACACAATATGGATGAAGATTATTATGATGTGCAAACATGTCCTTTTTGTGGGGGCGAAGTAGAAAGTGAATTAGATTTTGAAGAGGATGAAGAATAATGAAATTAAATGATTATCAGAAGTTTGTGACAAGTGTGACAAGTATTGAAAGTAAAAGTCTACATAATTTAGAAGGTAGACTAATGCAGTTGGACAATAAAGTCAATATTGCTACATTATTGACTGCAGGTATCGGACTATCAAGTGAAGGAGGCGAATTCAATGAAATTATTAAGAAATGTGTGTTCCAAGGAAAACCTTTGGATGATGACACCATATTTCACCTCAAACGAGAGTTGGGGGATATTATTTGGTATTGGGTTAATGCATGTAGCGCATTGGATTTAGACCCGAATGATGTAATCAAAGAGAATGTGTTCAAACTAGAAAGTCGATATCCTGGAGGCGAGTTTGACGCATATTTTAGCGAAAACAGGAAAGAAGGAGACTTATAATGAAGTATATTTTGATTGGTGCAATTGCACTATTTACAACAACAGCAAATGCTCAAACGGTGACTGATGTAAACAAACAAGTCATCATTAAGAAACCATATCAGGTAGAAGTCTGTACAGATAGAACAGTATCAGGAGACAGGTCAGGTGATATGCTCAAAGGTGCTATTATTGGTGGTCTGATTGGTAATAACGTGACAAAGAACGTAGACAATGGGGGTGCAGTAGGCGCAGTCATTGGTGGTATTATAGGTCACAACAACAGTCAAGCAAAAGCACAACCTGCAAGATTTTGCACAGTAGAAACAAGATACGAAGAAGAAGTGAAAACTGTATATAGTCATTCCATTGTAAAATTCACACACAATGGCAGACAATATTCTCTGCAATTTCAGAAATAAAATGTATGTAGGGATAGACTATTCACTAAGCAGTCCAGCGATATGCATATCGCCTAGTGAAGATGTTTCATTTTTTACCTGTCAGTTTTATTTCTTAACAACCAAAAAGAAATATGAAGGCACCTGGAATAACATCTATGGTGACCTTCATAAACCATGGGATAGTGCAGAAGAACGCTATCACAATATTTCTAGTTGGGCGATGAGTTGCATGAGCAAACAGGATGCTCAGTTTGGTCTGCAAGCAATAAATCATGTTTTCATAGAAGATTATGCTATGGGCGCAAAAGGTCGTGTCTTTCATATAGGAGAGAACGCAGGTGCTTTAAAGATGCGTTTGTATCGTAATCAAATGACTTATAGTACAATCTCGCCGGCAGAAGTTAAGAAGTATGCTACAGATAAAGGTAATGCTAATAAAGAAGCAATGTATGAAGCATTTCTGAAACAACATAAATATATATTACAGTTAAAAGATATAATGGGGCAAGACACACTGGATTCGCCAGTGACAGATATTGTCGATGCTTTTTATATCTGCAAAGCAGGAATAGACCGTCTATGACACTAGCACTAATTACTCTATTGTCGGCATTATCAATTTCAGCAATCGCCGCACTATACTCTTTACTAGGTCTTGCCGCTATCTTTAGTGCCGCAAAACTACCTGTTCTATTGATGGGTGGTGTGCTAGAAGTAGGAAAACTAGTCACAGCATCTTGGTTGTATCAGAACTGGAATAAAACACCACTACTACTGAAGTCGTATTTGACACTTGCAGTTGTAGTACTCATATTCATCACAAGCATGGGTATCTTTGGTTTCTTATCAAAAGCACACTTAGACCAGACAATTGCTACTGGTGATAACACTGTTGTAATCGAAAGAATTGAACAGAAAATTACAAGAGAAGTAACTACCATAGAAGATGCCACGAAAGTTATTGGACAGTTGGATGAAGCAGTGCAAATTCTCATGGACTTTGACCGTATTCGTGGACCAGAGGGTGCTATTGCTGTTCGTCAATCACAGAAAGAAGAAAGAGCAGAGTTAGAAGCAGTCATCAGTGAAGCGCAGAATAATATCGATGAGTTAGAAGGTGAGAAACTAGTATTAAGTAAAGAGCAGATTGCACTTGAAGCAGAAGTAGGACCTCTCAAATATATCGCAGAACTTATCTATGGTGATGAAGCGAAAGACCACTTTGATGAAGCAGTGAGATGGGTTATCTTACTGCTGATTTTTGTATTCGACCCGTTAGCAGTTTTACTACTGATTGCGGCGAACCAATCACTGAGAGAGCATAGAGATGAGAAGAAAAAATTCACGGTCCCCACAGAGCAAGTTGGAGACTTTACAGAACTATCTACAGACAGGGTGCAGGAAGTCGATATATCCGAGGGAGTGGACACTGTGTCTGAGGACAAGTCTGAAGTGCCAGAGAATGTGGAGAATAGTGTTATTGAAAAGAAGAATACGGAGGTAGATGCACATGCTGTTCAAGTACCAGGGATCATTGATACCGAAGAGACTGAAGAGAGTAAACCAGAAACTAAAGAGGTTCATACCATCTCTGAGGAAACAAAAAGAACGGATGAGACAGAGCAGGTCAAAAAAATTGTAAGTGAAGATGAAGATACACTATGGGAAAAGTTTAAGAAGAGAAGAGAGTGGAAAGTACCAAATAGTGGTATCGTACATCATGACTATATTGAAGAAAATAGAAGAGTAGAAAATGACAAGAAAAAGTAAATATAAATAGTCATACATCACGGAGTAGACATGGACATTGAAAGACGTATAGTAGAGTTGACTAGAAAGAGTGACAGTAAAAAGTTACCCGCAGAAGTTCGTATTATGCCTAACAGATTTTCAGATGATATGACAAAGGAATGGATTACTGTTGCTTTCATGAACTTTGGCGAACAAAACTCATTCACAGTATTGAAGTATGAAGATGACTGGAAATGGTCGAATGAAGAATATGAATGTCATTTTGTTCTACCCGAAGCAGATGTCCGTGTAGAACCTAAAACTGCAAGGTCTTTTTCACCTATATCACAAAAACGACATAATATGACAGTTGCGACATAAAAAAAACCACATTTTTACCACTTTTTTACCAGAAAACCCTTGACAAGAGGGTTTTTTGCGTTTATAATGAATATAGAAAGTGAGAAAAGAGGTAAATTATGAATAAGAGTATTGAAACAATTGTTGGAAAGTTGACTGATTTCCTTGTGTATGTAGAGAGTTTCTACGGTAATGTGCCTGATGCAGTTTATCCTATTGGTGCTACACCAGAGATGATTCTTGAGGCAACAGCAGACTGTTGGAAAAAGTTTGGTATTGAGAACTTCTGTGGTGACAGTGTTGACAGAGAACGAGTTCGTGATATTATGATTGAGAAGTTTGGATTGGAGTGGAAATAATGTTAATAAAAGATGCAATGACAGTTCTGCGAAAAGAAGCAAAAAAATTAGATATGACTGTTGAAGAAGTAGTCGCTTATATTGACAATTCGCCTAGGGCGATGCAGATTTCTATGCGAGTTCTTCAAGCATATGAAGACTATAAGATAAACCAAGGTTATACTTGGTCTGGTGTGAATTATGAGACTTGGGTAAAGAAGGAGAATATATGATGAATTTAGCATACTGTGATAAAATCGCTGATGTAGTTCGTAAAGCACTATTGAAGTATGATCCCGATAATATTATCGGATTGATTGACCCTATCAAGATGGACCTTGATGCGAATGGTGCATTCGTGTCAACGAAAAAGACTATTGATTTGTGTGATATGAATATGAAAAAATATCGCATAACAATCGAAGAAATTGCTTGACAACTCTAAAAAAGTGTGTTACTATAATACAATAAGAAAAGGAGTTATATTATGAATAATGTGAAAAATAAAATCCCAGAAATGTGTGGGTGGATCGGAATGATCCTAATACATGGAGCAACTGCTCCAACATCAATCTCAGTTCTGATGGGATGGTCGACCCATCTACCTCCACTGAACTTTATCTTGCTAGTCTGGTTAGGACTGTCCTTGTTCCTAGTGCGGGCAATCTATGCTAAAGATATGCTATACATTGTATCGAATGCGATAGGGTTCTCGCTGAACTCCTTGCTACTCGCATTGATTGCATTTTCTTAAAAAAATGCTTGACAAAGCATGATTGATTTGTTAATATAATACTATACTGTGATGAAAGAGGTGAATTATGCAAGTTTGGAAATCTGATGAAATCGTGTTTACTGAGACTGTCTCATACGGTGAGACACTCATGGTGTCGCAACCACTAGTAATGGCGTCTGCCGCTGGTTGGTATGTAGGTCAGGTCTATAAAGAGCATGGTTTTGTCATGCCTTATGACCGTCTCTCTGAGTATTTCGCAACTCCTGAAGAAGCAAATGAACTTCTTCAGTATCATTGATTGGAGGTTTAGTGATGAATGATGTTATTCGTGATGTTGATGTTTTGAAGAATGCTATTATAGCATTTGAAGAGGGTGCTTCAGATGAAAAGCGTATGGCACTTAACTCTCTTTCTAGTTTATTA